CAAATAAGTTAGAAGACGATAAAGCAAAGAAAAAGAAAAGTAAGGAACCTGAATCTGAACCTACTGCTACTAAAGTTCCATCAGCAGGAAAAAGTAATGCTACTACCGAAAATATGTCTGACACCAAAACTATGAAAGGTTCAGCAGATACTATTATTGTAAAACTTTATGAATTACTTAAAAAGAATTTTGATGATAAAAAAACTCAAGATGAGTTAATGAAAGACTTTGAACAAGAAAGAAAAAATACTCAAGAAAAAAGACACAAAGAATTAATTGAAGCAATTAAAAGTAGAGGTGATGGTAAAGGTTTAGCTGAAAAAATTGGAGATAAAGTTAAAGAAGCAAAACAAGGATTCATGGAAAAACTTATCTCTGGTTTAGGTAAAATGTTTGAGATATTTGAAGGTATTGGTGCATTTATTTCAATGATTGCACCATTATTAGCTGGTCTTGCTGAATTATTTGTACCAATACTTGCTGTTATAGCTGCTGTTATTGCCGTAGTTGCATTATTTAAACTAGGTAAATGGTTATGGAATAAATTCAAAGGTGCTGACAAGAAAGCTGATGATGTAAAAAAAGATATACCAAAAGAAGTAGCATCAGGTGATACAGCAACAAAACAATCTTCTGCATCAGGCGGTGAAACACCATCAGCATCACCAACAAATTCAGGCGCAAATGGTGCATCAGGCTCAAACGGAAGTTCTGGTATGGCCGGAGCTGCAGGTTCAGACGGAAGTTCTGGTACATCTGGAGCTCCAGGTGCTTCACCTTCAGCAAGTTCTGCAGGTGCTCCAGGTTCCGCAGGAGCAGCTGGATCATCTTCAAGTGGTGCACCAGGATCAGCAGGAGCCGCTGGTTCACCAGGTGCCGCCGGAGCACCAGGTTCAGCGGGATCCGTTGGTTCTGTTGGTGCTGCTGGCGCAAGTGCAACTGCTTCACCTACATCGGCACCAACGGCTACACCAACTGCATCGCCAAGTTCTTTAGGTTCTAAAATGACGGCTGCAACAAAAGAAAATAATGATGCTCAATTACAATCATCAGGTTCTTCAACACCTACTATTATTAATAATACATCTTCAAAAGGAATGGATATTGATCCTCCAGATGTTATGACTGGTAATTTTTCAGTGCGTAATGATGACTCAGCGTTTATGAGAGTGTTACGAATGAACACTCGAGCAGTATAAAAAAAAGGAGGCCGAAGCCTCCTTCTAAAACTTTCCTTCTTTAAGGGAATGTTTTAATCTTCCATTGCTAAGTTCTCAAAATACTTCATATCATCATCATCTGAAATATCTGGTTCAATAGATGGTGCTGGTGTAGATTTAACTTGTTCTTTAATTTGTTCAACGGTTGTTTTAACTGCAACTGTTTCACCATTAAGACCTAACACCTTATCTAACCTAGTTTTCAATGCATCATAAGATTTGAATTCAGATTCTTTTACTAAATCTTGTAAAGAATATTCTGATTTCCAGATTGTTTCTAACTTCTCATCATTATCTGATAACGGTGATGCTGAATCAAATTCTGATTTATCATAGTTTTGGAAACCATCTACTTTACGAATCTTGAGTTTAAAGTTAGCACCTTTCCATAAATCAAAAGGATTAATTGCTGTTTCATCTTCAAAGGCAGGATTCATAGCCTCTGTAATCTTATCAAAGATTTTTTTACCAAATCTGAATAACTTAATTTGGCCTTCATTCTCTGGATGTTTAGGATCAGATACGATATAAACATTAGCGATATAGTTTAACTTACGCTTTTGTTTACGAACCACATCTTTATTTGCTTCAATGCCAGAGTTCCATAGTGATGAATTATGTTCACAAACTGGACATTTTTGATTTGTTGTTGTAAGACAGTTATCAATGAACCAACCACCTGGTCCTTGGAAACCGTGTGAGAATACTTTTACCCAAGGCAAAGCATCTTCACCATCTTTTTCTGATGCAGGTAGAAAACGGATTGTTGCCATGCCGTTGCCTGCTTTATCTACTTCAGGACGCCAGAAATTATCTTGCTTTTCTGAACCACCTTCTGTATTTGTATTGATTGCCTCGATAGCTTTTGATAGTTTATCAAGATTGCCTGATTGGCGTTTTAGATTTGCAAAACTCATATTATTACCTTTCATATAAACGGAATATTAACGGAATATAACTTCTTATCCACAAACTACTCATAACCATACTTCTATTTATCACTACTTCCAATCTTATCTTTCAGAATAGTTTTAAACTTTTTCTTATCATAAGATAGAAACGGTGAATACTTCTCACACTTCATACGGAAGTTTGGCCATATTATATCATCTTCAATTTTTTCATTCCACATAACAAAGAATTTCATAATATCATTTAATATAACCAAAGTTTCCAATGAAATGTCTTCCTGCATTGTTGCCTTAAGCAACATTGGATAATCACCAGATGACACAGAAAGAAGTTCATTAGGTGTTTTTACTTTATCCAACAATAACATTATATCATTCTCAAAGGTATATGTCAAGCTTTGAGTAATCTTTTGCCATCTTTTATAATTGTCTTCTGCTTCAGGTGTAAGCAGTTCTCTAGCCCAATTACCTTTACCTACTATAAAATTAGAAACATAAAAGTTTTTCAATTCTTCTATTGAGTATTTTCTAGATAACTTATAGAAAGAAAATCTTTCTTTTTTGGTAGAGAAAGTATTTTTGCTAACACTAGTCTTACCATGATATTTAAAATAATCATAGGAGTTTGATGTAAAGTGCAACTTCAATGCATTATATAGAGCATAGGCTGCAAAGCCGGTGCCATCGTTCATATTGGTAATCTAGCGGTTTTCTTTAATAAGTTTAAATCTTCTGCTTCTGCTTTAATTTTTGCTTTGAGTGGTGGTGAAATGAGTGTTGCAGCCATTTCAACTTCTAATTGATTTTCTTTACAGTAATGACAGATAGCATCCATAACTGTTAGATTTTTTTCTGATGCAAACTTCTCAATCATAAAACTAAATTCTTTTATCTCATCTTTTGTCGGCATATTCTCTCAACTTCATAATTAATGTATCTAATTCACTTTCATGTATACTAAAACCTTTAGTATTTCTTGGTGGTAAACCAGAGTCAGGCGAATTAAACTCTGTTCTTAAAACTTTTAGGTATTCGCCTGCGTATGGTTTAATTTCAAATTCTATCATTATATACTTGCATAAAATATGTGATGGCCAATCTTTGTAATAATGCCATGTTTATTCCAATGTGGATTAACATAGTCAGCATGATAAAACAAAGCATTTGATTTTTTAATCATATCATGTGATGTTGGCTTTGTCAAGGCTATATGAGCAATATACTTCGCTTCTTGCCATGTATATTCATCTAATTTAGTATTTACTTTAAAGCATGTCCATGTAAATTGACATACAGTTTCACCATAGGTTGTTTTCTTTTGATAAACAACACCACAGATGCTACTAGGGAATTCAGGTTCTTTGGTTCGGTTTAGCGTCACTTGAGCAACTGCTAACTTACCTTCAAACGATTCATGGCCTGCCTCATAATAAATGTTTTTAGCAAGGCAATCCATTTCTTTAGTGTATTCACTTTCAACTTGAATTGATTGTATTTCTCTACTTACTGATTTACTAAAACTTGGCATAGTATACATGAATATTGATAAACATAATACTATTACTACTGCTGATACTACTGAATTATTCTTTCTCAAGATATTTCTCCTTTTTGAATAATGTTGGCGCCCATTAAAACAGGCGCCAAGATAATCTCCAATTACGATTTTACTTTTTGATTTTTACTTCAGGTTGTGGAGTTTGTGAAACGAAATTATTAAGCACTTCTGCTTTTTTAATAATTGCATCTTCGGTTGGAAAATTAGGCAAATCTGGATGATTTGGTGATGTTGTGCCGGCAATTTGTGCCGCCGCAACTTCAGTTTGCCATTGTTGTTGTAAGATATCCTTTTGTGAGTGAAAGTCATCTAACAACATATCTTTTGCCATTTTTAATAGCTCAAGACGAATTTCATACGGGGTCATGCTCATAGTATTTCTCCTTTTGTGTGTGTGTAAAAAAATGGGAGATTTTATAGGTTCTCCCAAACCTTATATCTTTATTTATATTACTTTGCAGCTTTTGGTGCAGGTTTTGCAGCAGATTTAACCGCGGGTGCTTTTGCAGGTTTAGCAGGAGCTTTATCAGCTGCTAAAGAAGCGAAAGTAGCGAAACCGAAAGCAATCATTAATGCTAATGCTAACTTTTTCATACCATTTCTCCTTTTTTATTATGAACCATTATATAACACTTTCTCAAGTTTGTCAACCTTAATTTTTAGGTGGTACACCAGTTTTAGAAGGTATGGTTGGTGCAGGTTTTTGTGGTTTATTTGGTGTTGCCATATTACTTAGCCTTTGGATCTACATATTTTTTATATGCATCAATCCAGTTTGTTGAAATTGCTTTTTGTGCATCTGCTTGTGATATTTTACCAGCACACATTAAAGCGTGTAATTGATTTTCTAATTTATCTTTTTGATGAGCATTTTTATCACCATCAAATGGTTGAGGCCATAAATTAGCAACATCATTTGAACCACCAAGTTCTAATGAGATAAGATGGTCAACTTCACAACCTTCTTTACCTGAGCAATAGCCTTCATGATTTTTTACATTATAATTAGCATATACTTGTTTCTTTGTTGCTTCGGTTACATTTCTAACTGTAGTTGTTGTAAATCCTTTAGCACAAATAACTGCTGCTGTTAATTTTGGATCAGGTTTACCTGGTGTTACTTTTGCATTTGGTAAAATATCAGCGTGAGCAATGCCTGCTGATAATAATGCTACGAATAATAACTTTTTCATATTTTTCCTTTATAAAAATTAATTGCCTTCACAAGACCTTCTATATAGTCTTCCGTTTTTTGCTTGTAGATAAAAGGTCCACCATTTTCTACTGCCATGATAATGACCAAATTATTTATTGGTTCACCTATCAATTCTTCATACATTAAGGCATATGCTGCTGTTTGCCAAAAGTAATCTTGAATTTCTTCTAAATCTTTAACTCGTTTAGATGTTTTAAAGTCAATGACTGATAAATCTAATTCAAAGTCAGCAATACAATCAACACGACCTGCTACACCTAACTTCTCTGACCATAATGCCTGTTCTTGATATCTAATGTTATCTATACGATTGAGATATGGCTTAATAGATAAAAACATTTCTTGAGCATCAGGCATAATTTCACCTAATGGTTCATTATTAAGATATCTCTCGCATAGTGTATGAACATTGGTACCACGATTAGATGCTTTCTTTGATATAGCATTAGCAACATCATGACCAACCCTATCACGCCATCTCTGTATAGATTCTTTCTTTAAAGCACCTAATACAGTTGTGATTGATGGTAACTTCTGACCATTAGGTGAGATATAAAATCTACCTTTAGATGTGGTTTCAGATTCTAAATTGGGTAATACTTTTGGCGGACAATAATTAAATGTTACCATTCTCTAGGTGCTTTTGTTTTGTGACCATCTTTGATTGTGTTTTGACCAACTTGTTCTTTCATTCTACCAATAACATACTTCTCAAATGTAGAATCAGCCTTACCTGTGCCAGGTGTATTTAATCTCATACCGTCAGATAGAATAGGTGTGCCTGAATGATGCCTAATGTGTGTAGGATTATCAATTAAGTATTGGTCTAATTCTGTATAAGACATTTTCTTTTCAAATATCTCATCTGTTTCTGTATTCTTAAACTCATAGTTGGGCATTATACCACTCCGGAATTGGTCTAGAATTAATTTTTCCTTGCCATGAAGCAAGATGTGTTTTATTGTTTATATAGTAATTTCTGTAGGACGCCAAAGAATTTCCTGCTATCTTCACCGCATCAGGCATAGCTGGTGTTGGTTCGGTAAAGTTAGCATTAGGTATATTCTTTGGTGTGTTCCAAAATAACTTATCAACTAGTCCTATCTGTTCACACTTATGGACTTTACCATAACGATAGGTATATTCTTTACATAGTTCTTTGAGTAGTTTACTTAACCAGATATAGTTTGAATTACTATGGCGACACCAGATAGCGGATGGATGGTTGATGTGTGTTGCTGAATACAAAATAGTTTCACGGTCATCAGATAGAATCCAACGCTTAACATTACGATTAGTTTTTGATTTTACAGTTACTTCTTGGCCATCTAATACACGGTGGGCCGTGGATAAAAGCTGGGAATATTCTAAAATCATTTTTATACAATGTTTATCGTTGTGCATTTGCGCACAAACGGTTTCGTCTTTATCTAGGTAAAATATATTCATAATGTAAAGGATAACACAATACTGC